TGAATTCCGGCGCATGATCGAGCAGGTGCAATGGCAGATCGTCATTCCGATGCTCTGCGAGCGCATCTGGGGCTGGTTTATCGACGCGGCGTACACCGCTGGCCTGATCGAGACGGATGATGTGCCGGCGGAGTGGGCGCCGCCGCGGTTTGAAAGCGTCAATCCCTGGCAGGATGCGCAGACTGATCTGCTCGAGGTCCGCGCCGGGTTCGCCTCGACGCCGCAGATGATCGCGAAGCGGGGCTACGACCCGCTGGCGGTTCTCGAGGAGCAGGCCGCGTTCGTCAAGGAGACGGACCGGCTCGAACTGGTGTTCGACAGCGATCCTCGCAAGATCACCAAGGGCGGGCTCGCGCAGGCCAGCGATCCGCTCGAGCCGGGCGGTGGCCCGGGCAACCCGTCGCAAGGCGGCGGCTCAAGCTAGGAAGGTCAGGACAATGCCTGAAAACATCATGGACCTGCCCCTCATCGGGCGGGCCGCCGAAGTGCGCGCCGATTCCATCGACCGCGAGGCGCGCACGATCGAGATCGTGTGGACCACCGGCGCGACGGTGCAGCGGGTGCGCTGGGAAGGGTGGGACGATCGCATCGAGTATGACGAGGAGCTGGTCGTCTCGGAGAATGCCGTCCGCCTCGAGCGGCTCAATTCGGGCGCCCCGTTCCTCAACGCGCATTGGGCCTGGGAGGCCGAGAGCGTGCTTGGATCGGTCGTGCCGGGCTCCGTCCGCCTCGAGGGCGGCAAGGGTTACGCCACCATTCAGCTGACGGAGGCCGAGGATGCGCGTGGCGTCGTGCAGCGCATCCTCGAGAAAAATCTGCGGTTCGTGTCGGTGGGCTATCGGGTCTACCGGTACGAAATCACCAAGAAGGAAGGCGAGCGCGAGCATTGGCGCGCCGTCGATTGGGAGCCCCTCGAAATTTCGGCGGTCCCTATCCCCGCCGATCCGGGAGCGCAGGTGCGGTCTGGCGAAAGTCAGACGGCGGCGCTCGCACCCTGTGTCCTGATCCGGCAGGACGATGGCGCCGCGCCCGCCGCGGCAATTAGGAAAGGAGATCAGGCAATGCCTGCCATACAGAATCAGGCGGCGGCCGGTGACGCCGAGCGCCGCGATCATGGTACGGCTCCGGAAGCGACGGAGACCCGTGCCGCCAATCCCGCGCCGGCAGCGTCCGCCCCGGCGCCCGCGCCGCAGGTCGATGCCGAGGCGGTCCGCGCCGAGGAGCGCGCCCGCGTCAGCACGATCACCAGCCTGTGCCGCCGGCACGGCCTCGACGAGGCGTTCGCGTCCGATCTGATCGAGCGCGGGGTGTCGCTGCCGGATGCCCGCGCGGCGATTCTCGACAAGATCGCCGACGCGGATCCGATGCAGGGGCGGTCCAGCGAGCCCGCACCGGCGCAGGCGCGAGATGGCCGGCAGGACGCGCAGTATCGCGATGCGCTGACCAATGCCCTTATGCATCGCCACAACCCGGCCGCGGAGAAGCTGACCGACGATGGTCGTGAGTTCCGCGGGATGACGCTGCTCGAAATGGCGCGCCATGCGCTCGAGCGCGGCGGCATTTCCACCCGCGGCATGACGAAGATGGAGCTGGCGTCGGCCGCGTTCCAAACGCGAGCGGCGGTGGGCTACCATTCGACGTCCGATTTCCCGGCCATCCTCGCCAATGTCGCGGGAAAGACGCTGCGGGCGTCCTATGACCGCACGCCGCGGACCTTCGCGCGCTGGGCGCGCCGGGCGACCATCACCGACTTCAAGCCGGTGCAGCGCACGCAGCTTGGCGGGGCTCCCGATCTCGAGAAGGTGCTCGAGTCCGGTGAATTCCAGTATGGGACCATCGGCGAGGGCAAGGAGGTCTACGCGCTGGCCACCTATGGCCGGATCATCGCGGTGACCCGTCAGACGCTGATCAATGACGACCTGGATGCCTTCACGCGCATCCCGGCCGCCTTCGGCGCTGCTGCCGCGGATCTCGAGTCGGACATCGTCTACGCGATCCTCATGCAGAATCCCAACATGGCGGATGGCAAGGCGCTGTTCCACGCCGATCACGGCAACGTCGGGACCGCGGCGGTGATCGACGAGGATTCGCTGGCGGAGGCATACCGCAAGTTCGCGGAGCAGAAGGGTCTCGAGGGGCGGCTGATCTCGGTGATGCCTCAGTACATCCTCGTGCCGCCTGGCACCCGGACGGTGGAGGCGCGCAAGGCTGTGGCGGCCACGACTCCGGCGAATACCGAGGACGTCAATGCATTTGCGGGCCAGCTCGAGGTGATCTCCGAGCCGCGCCTGATCCCGGCTTCCGGTCAGGATCCGTGGTTCCTCGCTGCCGATCCGGCGCGCATCGACACGGTCGAATATGCGTACCTGGACGGCCAGGAGGGCGTCTACACCGAGACCCGCATGGGCTTTGAGGTGGACGGCATGGAGATCAAGGCGCGCCACGACTTCGCAGCCAAGGCGATCGACTGGCGCGGCCTGTTCAAGAACGCGGGCGCGGCGCCGGCCTAAGCGCCGGACTGATCATGCGGGCGGGCTTCCGAGCCCGCCCTGATCCCTTTCTCTCTCTCGAGGAGTACCTCCGATGAAAAACTTCATAGCGCGCGGCGATGCCGTCGAAATCACGGCATCCGGCGATATCAAGTCCGGCGACGTGGTGGTCGCCGGCGCGATGATCGGCATCGCGGCAGGCGATATCGCCAATGGTGAAAATGGCCTCATCAATCTTACGGGTGTCTACGACATTCCGAAGGCGGCCTCGCAGGCATGGACGGTCGGCGCGGCTGTCTATTGGGATGCGGCCGAGGGCGAAGCCACCACCGAGGCAGAGGGCAATCTGCTGATGGGTGTGGCGGTCGCGCCGGTCGGCTCGGGTGCCACCGAGACCGTTGGCCGTGTCCGCCTCAATGGCGCGTTTGGCGTGCCGGTGGTCGAGGCGGAGTAACCTTGGCCATGAATGCCTTTGCCGCCGGCATCGACGCGATCTTCCGCGATCCGAACATGGCGAAGGACGCGCTTTATCGCGCGGCCGGCGGAGGGGCGGGCGCTCCGGTGCGCGTGATCTTTCGCGCGCCGGATCGCATTGCGAATTGGAACGAGGGCCGGTTCGTGACGGACACGATCTTCATCGACGTGCGCGTCTCGGACGTGCCGGAGCTGGCCGCGGGCGATACCTTCGAGATCGGCGGCGAGCTGTTCGAGGTCCGCTCCGAGCCGGTGCGCGACCGCGAGCGGCTGTGCTGGGCGGCGGAGGTGCGCGCGCTGTGAAAATCGGCGTTTCGGTCAGCGGCAACCTCGAAAAGGCACTGCTAGAGGATATCCGGGCCGGCGAGCGCGCGGTCAAGCGGGCCGTGTCTGTGGCCGGTGCCGGACTGCAGCGCGACTGGCGAAGCCAGATCACAAAGGCCGGGCTTGGAGCGCGCCTGCCCCGGACCATCCGCACCCGGGCGTACCCTGTCGGCGACGATTCGCTGAATGCGGCCTCTCTGGTGTGGTCCAACGCGCCCGAGATCATCGGCGCTTTCGACCGTGGTGTGACGATCCGGTCGCGCGACGGGTTCTGGCTGGCGATCCCGACTCCGCTGGCGGGAACCAAGGGGCTCGGGCGCAAGCGCATCACGCCGGGCGGCTTCGAGCAGCGGACGGGGCTTCGCCTGCGGTTTGTCTATCGCAGGACCGGCCCGAGCCTTCTGGTGGCGGACGGGGCACGGATCAATGCGCGCGGTCGCGCTGTCATGAGCCGGGCGAAGGTCCGCGCCGATGGCATCCAGCGCGGAGCGGTGACGGCGGTGATCTTCTGGCTTGTGCCGCAGGTCACCCTGCGCAAGCGGCTCGATCTGGCGCGGGATGCCGACAAATGGGCGGCCCAGGTGCCGGGCCTCATTGTGCAATACTGGCCGGAGTAGGGCCATGGCGGATTCCTACATGGAGCGGGTGCTTAAGGCGCTGGTGGACGCCATCGAACAGGCAGCGCCGGCCGGAGTGACGGTCCTGCGGAACGCCATGCTGCCGGCTCGAATCCCGCCCGCAGGGCTCATCATCGTTCGCGATGGCACGCCGGGAGAGCCGGAGGCTCTCATGTCGCCGCCGCTCTACTACTACGAGCACGAAGCCGAGGTGGAGATCATCGTCGACCGGCCGGCGGCCACGCAGGAGGCGGTGTTCGATGCGCTGAAGCAGGCGGTGGGCGCTGCCATCGCCGCGGACCGCACGCTCGGCGGCTTGTGTGACTACGTGCTCGGGCAGGCGCCCGCGCCGATCTTGCTGCCGATCGATGGCGGCGAAGGAATGAAGGCCGCCACCATTCCGGTGGTGCTGATGTACGGGTCGCCGGACCCGCTGCTCTAAAGGAGATCACGAAATGGCACGCGCACAGGGCGCGCGGTCGCAGCTGGCGGCCGCGTTCGAGACGGTTTACGGCCAGGCGCCGGTCAGCGGCTACACAAAGCTGCCGTTTGCATCCATCACGCTGGGGTCGGCGCAGCCGCTGCTGGCAAGCGAGCTGCTCGGCTACGGGCGGGATCCTCTGGCGCCCATCAAGGATGCGGTGACCACGGACGGCGATATCGTGGTGCCCATCGACGCGGAAGGCTGGGGGTTCTGGCTCAAGGCCGCGTTCGGCGACCCGGCCACCACGGAGACGGAGCCCGATAGCGGGATCTTCGAGCACGTCTTCCAGTCCGGTTCCTGGACGCTGCCGTCGATGTCCATCGAGAAGGGCCTCCCGGACGTGCCGCGCTTCGAGATGTTCTCCGGCTGCATGGTCAACTCTCTGTCCTGGCAGATGCAGCGGTCCGGCCTGCTGACCGCGACGGTCAACATCATCGCGCAGGGCGAGACGCCGGACACCTCGAGCCAGGCTGGGACGCCGGCGGACATTCGGCTGGCGCGCTTCGGGCACTTCAACGGCTCGATCTCTCGCGATGGCGAGGCGCTCGGGAATGTGATCTCCACTGAGGTCAACTACTCGAACAATCTCGACCGCATCGAGACCATCCGTGCCGATGGGAAGATCGACGGGGCGGACCCGTCCATGGCTGCGCTGTCGGGATCGACGGTGATGCGCTTTGCCGACACCACGCTGCTCAAGCAGGCGCTCGATGGCGAGCCGTGCGAGCTGAAGTTCGCCTACGCGTTCGGCGAGAATAGCTTCGAGCTGGTCGCGCATGCGGTCTACCTGCCGCGGCCGCGCGTCGAGATTCCCGGGCCGCAGGGTGTGCAGGTCACCTTCGAATGGCAGGCGGCCCGCGATCCGGTGGCGGGCAAAATGTGCACCGCCACCCTCATCAATGAAGTGGAAAGCTATTAAGGGGCGACGATGGTCCGGCTTAATCTGTCCAGCGAGCCGCGCTGGATTACGCTTATCGAGGGCTCGGCTGCGGGCGAGCCGGTGGAGGTGCTCGTCGAGCCGATCACCACTGCGGTGATGTACGCGGTGCGCCAGGAGGTGCGCGAAAAGCGCGGCGTGGATCCGGAGGAGGATCTGCGCGATGGCGAATCTGCCGCGTCCATGGCGCTGCAGGTCGATTTTCACAAGGCGCTGGCGGCGCGCATCATCCGCGACTGGCGCGGCGTGCTCGACGACAACGGCAAGCCGGCGAGGGTGACGCCTGAGACGTGCGCGGCGCTCATGGACATCCTGCTGGCTTACGAGGCGTGGGTCCTGAAAGTGTTCGGACCTTTTGCCGGGATGGAGCTGGAAAAAAACGGCTCCGCGCCCTTGCCGAATGGCACTTCGGCGGGGGCGACGAATACTGCGCAGCGTGCCCGAGCGAATGCGAAGAATGCCCGGCGCGGCTCAACGCGCCGCAAACGATAGAGGGCTGGCAGGTCTGGGACCTGGTGCTCCGTCTCGGAGGTCAGGTCCGGCTCATCTCCGGATTCAAGACCTTCATGATCGGATGGGACATGGGCGCGGCCATGCAGATGGCCGACGCTCTGGGCTACTGCCGGTTCGCGGTGGCTGAAATCCTCCCGGTGCTCGAGGCGATCCGGGTCAAGAAATTCAACGAAGTCTTGGAAAGAAGCGATGGCGCAGAAGCGGGTTTCGATCCGTTTGGCGGTCGATAATGGCCGCGTCGTAAAGGACGAGCTGACCGCCATCGGCCGCCATGGGCGCGAGGCGTTCGGTGCCATCGAAACGAGCGCCCGGCCGGCGAGCGCGGCCATCACGGACGTCAATGAGCGCGCCGGCGCGGCCGTGGTGGCGCTCGAGAACCTCTCGAACCGGGCGGCGCAGGTGGCGACCAGCCTCCGGGCCGCTGGCGCCGGCGCGCAGGCATTCGCCATGACGCCGATGCAGGAGCGCATCAACGCGCTGACCGGCGTGACGCAGGCGACCGGCCAGTCGACCGCCGAGCTGATCCGGCAGGGGCAGGCGCTTGATGATCTGCGGGCGAAATACAATCCCGTCTTTGCGTCCATCCGGCAATATCGGCAATCGCTGCAGGAGATCCGTGCGGCGCATGCCATGGGCGCCATTTCCGCCGACGAAATGACGGCGGCCATTCAGCGCGAGCGGCAGGCCACGCTGCAGTCTATCGCGGCCATCAAGGGCCGGACGGCGTCCATGTACGGGATGGCGGGCGCAACCCAGGCGAACACCATGCGCCTGGGCATGCTCTATTACCAGCTCAACGACATCGGCGTGTCTCTGGCGTCGGGGCAAAATCCCTTCACGGTCATGATCCAGCAAGGCACGCAGATCAGCCAGATCTACGGCTTCGGCCGCGGCGGCGTGAACGCGCTTATGCAGGATCTCGGCAAGTTCATCATGACGCCCGTCACGCGCTTTCCGGTCCTTACCGCAGCCATCGCGGCCACCGGCGTGGCGGTCGCGGGCATGACGCACGAGATTCGCAAGGCCACTGGCACGGCCGTCACCTTCGGTGACGTCGCCAAGGCGGCAATGGAGGTGATCGGGCGGGGCATCTATGAGTTCCTGCAGCCGGCGATCAACGAGATTGCGCCGTGGTTTCAGAAGGCGTGGGACCTTACGGCCGCCGGCGTGAAGTGGCTCGGCAATCTCATCATCAATTCGTTCCGCGCGGCGTGGGAGGACATCAAGTTCGTCTTCAACGCGCTGCCGAGCGCCATCGGCGCGGGCGTGACCACCGCGGCAAATGCCGTCATCAGCGGCATCGAGTGGATGATCAATGAGGCCATCAGCAAGCTGAATAGCATGGTGACCCAGGTCAATGAGGCGCTCGAGGGTATCCCAGGGCTTCCGGAGGACTGGCGGCTCGGCACGATCGATCCGGTCCGGTTCGGCCGGTTAGAAAATCCGTTGGCCG